ACACACCAACGCTCGCAGGAGCAGACTGTGGTGTTGGTTCAAGTTTCGCAACTGTTTCACGCAACAACGCAGCATGATCAGGTGCCAAGGTTTGACCTGATTCCAACGCTGTTATCGCAACCGCAAGCTGATCGGCATCAATACCGGTGCGAGTAGCAAGCGCATCAAACGAACGAACCGAAGCCGATGTCGCTGCATACGCTGGGAAACCAGTAACCACCGAAACTTCATACAGTTTGATTTGACGCAACTCACGAGTCATACCGTCATCAGACCAACGGTCACCACCTTGAGGAACCGTGAAACCGAACGACATCGAGTCAACGTCTTTGCGTTGCATCAAAACCGACAGGTCACGACCAACGGTTGTGTCAGGTAAATCGGCCTCAACAAACAAACCTTTAGAATCCTCAACCAAACGCATCGTCTTAGCCCTAGTGGTAGCCAACAGCATTGACGAATCATGGTTCATGTACATACGGATATTGTTCCGTGACTTCAACGACTTAGCGAACGCGCCAGGCATAATGCGCTCGATAAACGGTAGTGGCTCAGAGTCAGAGTTGAATACTGCTGCATAACCACTAAAGGTCATGCCGTTGCCCTCTACTGCTGCACGAAGTTCAAAGTCATTGAATGTGATGCGTCGTGTCTCAACCTGTTCAGCCATACCTGAAACATTAGCAACAAAACCACCAAGCGATCTAGAAGACTTCGGATGTTCCTTCGGAAGAAGATCATTGTCACCAACATAAGCATCATTCTCAGGTCTGCCGTTACGCAACAAATACAGGAACGCATTGACTCGCGCATAAGCCCATTGGTCACGAGTCATGCCTGGACGATGCGAAACGGAATACGCTCCAGCACCACGACGGAACACAGCCCGCAACATTCCAATCGTTGCACGCTGACCAGGGTTGTCACCAACATTGTCATTGTGTTCCTCAACCTTGTTCGCCAATCCTGTCTCAATCGCCTCAGACAACTCAATCGTCCCAGCACCAGCAGGAGAATCAGCCGAGCCAGGAGCGTTCTTATCTGACCCTACGATTTGATCCTTCTTCGGTGCTGGAGCGTCAGCTCGCTCATCCTTGATCTGTTCGGATTTACGCGCAAACCAATCCATCGCAGGTTCAGGATTCAACGGGTTAATCCCCCAAAGATAGAAGGCCACAGCACCAGCACCAGGGAACTCCTTGTCATCAGCGTTCGAGTTCTTCGCAGCATCCAAATCAACCATGTGACGTGCAGCCCAAGCGTTCGCACGAATCACCTTGTCTTCTGTGATCCGACCAGCAACCATCTCACGAGCTTCACGAACAGTCGAGGCAACAATTCCCGCACCCGCCAACTTCTTACCGTAATAGTCCAAACCTTTACGCGCAGCCGATTTAATATATTCAGGCAAGTCAAGATTGACCTCACGAATATCGACACCGATTTCCTGTTCATCTTCAACCTCAACATCGGTGGACTGCCAAGCGTTGCAATAGAACGCACCGTCAACGAAGTCATCCCACTTTTGACACCACGCTTTAGTCCCATCATCGTTCTGACGTGACTCGTCATAGAACACACAGTTCCCACACGCACGGCCTTCAGGCACATCCTCAGCCAACGCTGGACGATAGTTCTCTGGCAACGCACGTTCCCCACCTGGCTCCATCTCCTCAGCAATCGACACAGCGACCATCTGGTCAATCGCATCCTGCTTCGTTTGATGGCAACCGATCACTTCGCCATCTTCCTTTTCCACAGCCCAGCCAGCACAGTCAGCGTTCTTATCAGAAATAAAATATGGCATTACAGAACCGCCCTAAATACACGGCATTCAACATTTGAAGTGTTTGCACAAGCCCACAACATATCGCCAGCAGCAATAAAGATTTCCACAGTTTCAGTCTCGTTAATATGTAAACCAGTAGAAACACTTACAGCAGAACCACCAATATAAATATCATGATTGTTTGCGTGTTCGTGATTGTGAACCAAAACCCTCATCGGGTTAAACGTCGCATGAGCAATCAGCGAAGCAGCCGTTCCCAATGAAAATGCTTGAACATCAAACGCCATGTCACCTCATACCAAAAGCAGTAGTTCTGCTTCGTCTTCTAGTATTGACCATGTTACTTCAGCAACAGCACTAGACGATAAGGAACCAACTGATGCTCCTACGCCGAACACTTGGAGAGGAACCCGCAAAGGTTCAACCACAACCTCCACAACCTCTTCAACACGCTCAACCTTTGGACGACGATACCAAGGATTCCCACCTGGATACTGAGGAGGTGGAGGACTTGGTGCCGGATCAACCGTTGCCTGCGCCGAAGAAGTCAACCCGCCAAGCAAAGCCGAAGCAGTAACCGAACCAGCAACACTCGCAACCGCAGTCGATGACAAGCCACCCAACACCGCTGAAGCCGAAACAAGATTTGACACCGACGCAACAGCTGAACCAACACCTGCACCCAAAGCAGCGTCAGCTGTAACCGTATGCGCAACCATTGCATCAGCAGACGCAACAACACCACCCAACACCGCCTGAGCGGAAACAAGATTCGACACCGAAGACGAAGCCGAAGCCTCAACCCCACCCAACACCGCCTCAGCCGAAACCACATGCGACACCAACGAAACCGCCCCAGCCGTCAACCCGCCAAGCGGAGCGGAAGCGGTGACAGTTGTTGTGAAGGTGAAGCCGTCTAACTTCGCAATCGAGTCGAGCGTTGACGTGTCGAGTTTGAAGGCGGGACTAAAACCATCTAAACCGAAGTCAGCATCGTTGAGCTGTGACTGGTCAAGAATGAACCGTGCGACGGTCATCTAGAAACCTAGCTTGCGACAGTCAATGAAACAGTCAAACCACCAGACGAAATCGTGTAGGTGTCACCAGCTGTGTAAGCGTTGCCTGTGATGGTGCCAGAGAACAAGAAGTTTCCTGTGGTCAGGTTATCCCAAGCGGTGAAGTGTGTTGCATCCTGTGACCCTGCGATGTTTGTCCACACCACATCAGCATCCGATGCCAAAGCACCAGCCGATGAAGCACCGAAACTCACAGACTTACGAGTTGTTTCAGTCGCAGGATTACTTGTGCCATTCGCACCAGGATCACCAACATGCAACTTCACATACGGGGTGGTCACAGAGAACGAGGTTGCATTACCTAAAGCATCCAACCAAGCGTTCGCCAAATATGCGGAAATACCAGTAGCCATTAGTCCTCAGTCCTCTCGATGATATTCAGAATGCGACCATCAGCGTCACGCTCAACCGTGCGAATCGTAGGTTTGTTCTGAGGCAAGTTCACACGAACCACAGTCTCAGGAACATTGATAATCGGCGCAGGAATGTTGATCGCTGGAGGCGTGTAGTTCATAACCGTCTGAGGAAGATTGATATCCATGTTCTGCGACTTGACCTCATAGGCTGACTGTGGGTCTTCAGGATCAACAGTAGAAATCGGTTGTAACTGAGTTGATGGGAGACCTGTGTGAGCAATTGCAGGAAGATTGAGCGACTTCAAAACGTCAGCAGGATTAAAGCCAGCGAGAATTAGACGCTGTGCAATAAGACTCTTTCGGTCTAGTTCTGCCAAGTTCGCAGCATTGATGTCCACGTTCGCCAACGGCACACGGTACGAATCTCCACCATCCACAGGAGGCATGTCCTCTAGGCGATGGATGTCGTTGATTGACAAGAAGCCTGACTGGAGACCTGTTGAGAACGATGTGTACCGTGACGCTTGGTCACCGCGCAACAATCCATCCACATTGAACTTCATGAACGCACGACCATCAAGCAAACGGGAATACCCTTCCTCAATCTTCTCGATGTAAGGCCTGAGCGTATGGGTTACATACTGGATGCCGTTCTGCTCAACCGAGGCATACGACATCGCACCAGGCGTAGTCACACCAAGCATGCTCGGAGGCACACGGAAGATACGGGCAATCTCCTCAACAGCGAAACGACGGGACTCTAGGAACTGTGCGGAATCATTGTCAACGGTTGTCTTCGTGAACTTAGCCCCACCGAACAACACACCTGGACGATGCGAACGACGCAAACCCTTA